CCCGCGTGTGATCCTTCCCACATGCCGAGCAGCCCTTGACATCACGCCTCAGATACTTCTTAGGATCCGTCTTTACCGCCTCTGCCTTCTTCTCAGGGGCAGCCTTCTTGACCGACGCTCCAGCCGAAACACCCGTCTGAACCTTACTGCTTGCCGTGCTTGATCTCTTCTTCGTTTCCTTCTTCGTTTCCTTCATCGTCCTTACCTCCTGCCGGCATCGGTCACCGGTTCCGTATGTACTTCAATTCCTGCGCTATCAACGCTAGAAACTTCGTCTGCTTCGTCCGTATCGAGAACTCTATCCGCTGAATTGGCTTCAACGTCTCACAGTCCCTGCACATGCTCGCGTATTGGGAACTCGGCTCTGGCATCTCCCTACCGCAGATCAAACACTCTTTCTTCTTTCCCACTTCAGACCTCCTCTTTCGCTCAGTATCTTACACACTTCGTAGCCCTTAGGTCTATAGTGCGGCAAGCGGATAGTAGGCCCCTTCCCATTCCAAGGTGGCGTCAGGACACCTTTCATCCAACGTGGCTGGCCCAATGAAGTGGAGATCAGTAGTGCAGGCCTCAATTGCTTTCTCCTCAGACGTGAATACCCCCATGAATTCCCATTCCTTGTCTTCCGTTTCGCTCTTGATCTGTCCCATAGTCCAAACTTGATTCTTCATTCTTGCCCCATTTAGCTCTATAGGACCTCAGAATTTTTGTGGATTGTAAGCGGGTAGGCCCCTTGATCTAGTCACTTCTACAACCAATGAAGCTTCTACCCCCCCCTACCAGGTCACCCCTTATTCCTCTTCTCTAAGCACACGAAGAAGCGCCAGAAGTAATAGAATGTCACTGAGCTGTAGGTAGAGCGACCTGCTTTGAGGTTCGCTTTGAAGCTCTTTGAGAACAGGCCGAAGTGAAAAACTCTCCCGTGGATCCTGCCCCACCAATGGAATGGGTTATTGCCGACACGTCTGAGCATGTCAATCCTCCTTCTTCGTCTGATGCTGTCGGATGATCGTGTACTTGTGCGTCTTGTAGAAGCCGGGCTTGACGGTATCGGCGTCGGCCCATACCCCGTTGGGAGCCCAGTCGATTACGGCGTAGTGCTGGCCCTTAACGGCATGCTCCTTGGAAGTGGAGAAGTGAACGGCTACAGCGTTGAGCTTGCCCTTCGCAGTCTTGACATCGAGGACAGCATCCTCAGCGAACTTGAGTAGCTCACCTGAGTCCGTGACGACCTTCGACGTGATCGGGAAGGCAACGAAGCGACGGCACTGGGCGAAGGATACGTCCTTGATGCCCTGATAGCCCGATTGCTTGCCGTTGGATCCCTTCAAGGGCCTAGAACCGTACTTGCCCCACAAATCGCGCTTACGGTCTCTGGGAGGGATGTCAGTACGCCACATGAGAGGAGCAGCGACGTGAGGGTGAGCCGAGAAGCATCGACCGCAGATGAGGTATGCCGGCAGCTTGCCCCCGAACATCGCCTTGAGCCTCGGTGTATCGAAGTCCTCTCGCTTCTTGCATACGGTCTGCTTGCACTTGGGGCATGTGTAGATGCCCTCGTCTATGTCCTGGAGTCTAGGCATGCTGATCCTCCTCTTGCGGTTCGATCTTCACGAATACCTCAGGGACAGGTGTTCCGTCCGCGAAGTACCACCGGCGATTATCACTCGCAACATTAGGTATCTATTGTTGCGAGTCGTCCTCATTATCCTCGATGATTGGCTCCCACTCGTTGGCTCCGCAGTTCGTACATTCATAGAGGGTGCCATTCTGGTATTCGGTTGGCTCCATCCATGAATTACATTCAAGACAGTACATCCGGCCCCCTTCGCATCATTAGTGTCCTTTTGTTACGTAACTGGCTCTGGCAGTTCGTTAATCATCTCGATGAACCTCTCCCTCGCAACGTCGTCATGCAACGCTTAACTCAAAAGCCGCTGCTGTTCATTGGCTGCTTGTCGCCTTGGCTGGTAGTTGCCGTCATACTTCGGCCCGTAGGCTTCCTCCATACTCTCTGCTCTGTCAATGGCTGCTTGTCGCCCTTCGAATAGATGAGAGACGTCTGTACCGTCAGCTAGGTAGGCCCTGGATAGACGCCCACCCGTTATCCCATGCCCGAGGAGATGGTCTTTCCCTTTTTGTTTCACAGGGGGTACGGGTAGGGTGGGTCCCTGAGCCCTGTCTATAGAGCTAGAAGGACCTACCGCAACGACTTCTCTCATAGTTCCCCCTATATCCTCTCTCAAGGTGCCAGCGCAGTTAGAAGGGAAGAGTTCTGCTTGTTCCTGAGGAGTCAGTTCGTGAAAGGTGACTTTGTTGTCTTCGTCCATAGTGCAGAGAGTCACTGGGGTGAATCCTGGTGTAGCAGGATCAATAGAGCCATTAGGTGTTCTGTTCATATACGCTTCTGAGGGTATAGGAGGTTCCCCCATATTCTCCCCTATAGACAACAAACGTCTGATGGTAGCGTTGTGCTTACGTTCGTATTCACCGACCTTATGCACCCTAGAGGCTCTCCAGAGTGCTACAGCAGCTATAGCCACCAAGACAAAGAAGAGAGCAGCCAAGAGACCCCAGAGTAGCCAAGCCTCTCCATTAGGACCATTGAGCGGTAGAGCGTGTACGTTGTTCATACCTCACCTCGTTTGACCTGACCTAGGTTGTAAGCTCTGACAGAAGAGAGTCTGCCGTTCTGATCGACGTAGGGGATTAGGCAGAGGCAGTCGTCGTCGTTCTGAGAAGACTGACGTTTCTCCAGGTAGTGTCTACCACGGGTAGAGAGCTGGAAGTGCCCGATGATCTTAGAGTCTTCTGAGCAGATAGGGATGATGATCTGCTGGGCGTGGTTGTCGGCGTGTTTGTTCATAGCTCTATCACCAATTTGAAAGGGGTTTCCTTCTGAGAGTTTTGCAGTGTCGGGTACGTGGGGATGCCAAGGACTTCTGGAGGCCCGTCTGGGTTGGGGACCTGATAGATGAACTGTCCTAGACCGTCTCTGTACTTCATAAGCACGTAAGCGAACTCCCAGGTGACGTAGAGGGCAAGCTTATGTGATGCCACCAATTGACCATACCCATTGAGCCTCCTTGCATTTTCGATCTTCTCTCGCAGTTCTGTGATGCTATTCTCGTTCATGTAGCTCCTCTCGGGTTATTCGATTCGCCAGACACGTAATCCTCCTACTATCTGTCTAGCAGTCATCTTGAATCCTAGCTTCTTGGCCTGCCTCCAGATAGAACCTCTTGCTGATAGCCAACCAGATGGGGGGAGCATGTCTTCTGGTACAAAGAACGACTGACCAACCTTCATCTGATCCACTGGATACTTTGTTGGTGCTCCCTTTCCTACCCATCGTTGTGGTTGTTGAATTCCGCTCTCTATCACTATCTTACTCATATATACCACCTTAAAAGGAATATAGCGCATACAGTATCTCTATGCAACGTCATTAAGCATGCCACCATTATGTCATCCAGTTAAGAACGGAAGCGGAGCCTCAAGCGAAGCGCCGTTCGTTCTTACGTCCAAAGACCTCAGCCATGTTTTAGGTCTTAGGGGTGTCAGATTAGATTCTGACCTTGACGTTAGGGAAGTACTCAGACCAGGGTTATTGATTACAAGAGTCTTTGATTCACCTGGTCTTTTCAGTCTCTTTAGAGACGGGGGTGTTATGTCGTGTTCAAAACGCGACACCTCGCATAACAATCGTCGTGCTGTTACAAGTGCCAATTGAAGCACCTTTGCTCGATCAGCATCTCCACGACCGAAACACCAAACACGACACTTTTTAGACCTCTGTTATGGGGCTCGGTGTTATGCGGTCTCTCAATTGCCATTTCCCTAGTCCTCCTCTACCTTCTATCGCCCTTTTCTCTCTTGCCCCAAATCGTCGTTTTTGCCCGTTTTGGGCCTCTTGTTATGGTTTTCGCTCTGTCTTTCGAGCAAAGCCCCTATCCTTGCGTTTATTGCTGTTTCGCTAGGTGTTATGTCAAAGCCCTTCTCTGCGTCGTACACTGCCCTGATCTCTGCCGGCTTGCCTCCTATCTCAAACCGTATCCTCAACGTTTCACCATCACATATCCGTAGCTCTTCGATCATTCGCTAGCTTCCTCTTGATACCCTACCGCCTCGATGTACTTCGCTTGAATCCGGTAGATGATCTCGTCAATCTTGACTGTGATTCCATCAACAAATGACATCGCCTTGATCGGGCTTCCAACAAGCTCAGGCTTCCGCCCATAGATCGCGTACCACAGCACCGGCGACATCTCCCCCGCCTCTTCATAAGCCACGATCTTCGTGACCTCTTGCCCAAACAGCTTGCACCCAATAGTGATTCCTGGTTGGTCTGCCTCTTGAAATGG